AAGTACCAACGTTAGCAGGACTACTTATAGCAGGTGCTGATAATGTTGGATTAAGAATAGTAATGCTATCTGCACTACTAGCAGCCGAAGTACCATAATATGATGCTGTATCTGCAGCAGTAGCTGTTACAGAATAAGTAGCCTCTGCTGTAAATTGAATAGTTACTACAGGGTTACTAGCACCAAAACTAACACATTCAACTGTGTTACCGACTTTTGAAGCGGTTGCTCCAGATACGCCTTGATAAGTAAAATTAGCTGTACCTGGATCTAATATAAGTTTGTTATCATCAGCATCATTAGAAGTAATTGTGTATACAACATCTGTAGCAGTGCCGACATCAGCAGGACTACTTAAACTAGGAGCTGTTAGTACTCTATTAGCAATTGTAATATTATCAGTATTACTAGCAGCTGAAGTTCCAAAAGAACCATCAATTTTAACAGACGTAGCTGTTACTGAATAAGTTGCTTGAGCTGTGAATTGGATAGTTACTACCGGATTATTGGTAGTAAACCCAACACACTCAACAGTATTTCCTACGTGCGATGCAGTACCTCCCCCTGAAACATTTACGAAGGTAAAGTTAGCTGTTCCAGGATTTAGTATTAATTTATCGTCATCAACTGTAGTTGAAGTTATTGTGTAAATAACATCTATAGCAGTACCAACGTCAGCAGGGCTACTAATAGTAGGGGCTGTTAATGCTGTTGTAAGGTTCTTAGTTACTGTATTTGAATCAGCTAGACCTAATGAAGCTGTAGTAGCTATAATTGTGTAAGAAGGTAAGCCACTTGTGTGAGTTACTACAAATTCGCCTGAAGCATTTACTGTACTTACAGTACAATTGGTTGGAGTAATAGTCCAAGAAAGATCATCCGACCAATTAGTAATTGTATGAGTTACTGTTCCACCATAAAGTACTGACAGAGTTCCAGTTACTGTTGGTAAATCTAATTGTGTAGCCCCTATAGCTACTACTTGCCAAGTATTGTCACCTCTTAAGAATTTTGTGTTATCTGCTGCACCAGTTCCTAATCTAGCTGTATTTACAGTTCCACTACTAATATTATCAGCATTAGTTGTATCTGTTGTTGCTGAAGTAGCTAATCCATGAGAAGGAATTGAGGTAACTGCACCTGATAATTTTGAAGTTACTATAGCTGCATCTGATTTGATATCAGCATCTATAATAGAATCATCAGCAATATCAGCTGAAAGAACAGTCGAATCTTCTAACGACTTTGAATTAATTTTACTAATTGCCATTTATATCTCCTTCCATTCTAAATTATCTTCATCCCAACCATACCTTTTGCCATCATCTGGGAGAGTAGCTGGTGCATTCCACAAACACGTATCATCATCTAACGTCCAAGACGGATAAGGTTGTGGAGCGTAAAAAGCATCTCTTGAGACATCATATGTAAACCCAACACCAGCGTAATTTTTTCTCAACCCCTCACCATCTGAAACTGTTGAACCATCTGAATAGTGTTTACCATTTCTAGTGTTATACGAAGTTTGAACCCATTTACTAGCTTCTCCGACTGCTCCACTATTTATAAATTTTTGCTCTGCCGATATAACTCTTTGTACTATGTTGTTATTATCTATTTCTGCAAAGTAACTCAATTTATATTCTCCTTATTGGAATTTGTAGCGGATAACTATTATACCACTACCGCCATTTCCAGCGATAGCAAATGATCCTGAACCTCCCCCTCCACCGCCAGTATTTATAACTCCTCCAGTTCCGTTTGTGTTAGAACTTCCACCAACACCTCCACCATGAGAAGCTGATCCATAGGCAGAAGATGTACCGCCGCCTCCTCCTCCACCAGCATAGCCAACAGGCGATCCAGTGATTGAATAATTTGTTCCTGCTCCTCCATTACCAACGTTACCACTTATTGAATTTTGACCAGCTGCACTATGCCCACCTCCACCACCTCCACCATATGGAGAGGTATAACTTATAGTTGCACCACCATTATTCCCCTGCCCACCTATTCCTGTTCCACCAGCAGTTACGGAATGTCCACCACCACCTCCAGAACCACCACTACCCGGAGTTATATAAGAACTATAACCACCTGCCCCAAAACCACCTCCTGTTGCTGTTAAAGTAGAAATAGAACCTCCAGAAAAACTACTAGTATCCCCCTTTGCTCCACTTAGGTAAGTTGAACCAGTTGCTCCAGGCCCTCCCGCACCAACAACTGCAGTAAAAGTAGCTGCCGTCACCGTTAGGTTTGTGCCATAAAGTAGACCCCCTGCTCCTCCAGCACCAGCACCTGCCCCGCCGCCAGTTCCAGAGCAACCTCCTCCTCCTCCGCCAGCGACAACAAGGTATTCTATAACTGCATCATCACCTAATGTTGTAATTTGGAAGTTAGAAGTACCACTAATAAATCTATGATATTTATAATCTCCATCAATAGTTCCAGCAGATACCTCTCCACCATTAGCAACCATGCCGACATAATTAGCAATAGTAATACTATCTGCACTACTACTGGCTGAAGTTCCATAATACCCTGTTGTATCTACCGCTGTGGCAGTTACAGAGTAAGTTGCTTCCGCTGTATACTGAATAACTACGGCAGGATTGTTTGTAGTAAATCCTGTTACCTCAACTGTGTTTCCTACTATACTTCCCGCACCAGGTGTCACACTTACCAAAGTGAAGTTAGATGAACCTATATTTAATATAAGTTTATTGTCTTCTGCATCATTTGAAGTAATTGTATAAGTAACATCTGTAGCAGTCCCAACATCTGCGGGACTACTGATAGCAGGAGCTGTTAATGCTCGATTAGCAATAGTGATACTATCTGCACTACTGGCAGCTGAGGTTCCGAAAGAACCATCGATCTTAACTGCTGTAGCAGTGACAGAGTAAGTTGCTTGGACTGTAAATTGGATTGTTACGACAGGATTACCAGTACCAAAACCAACACATTCAACAGTATTACCAACTTTTGATGCCGTACCTGGCCCTGATTCACTTTGGTAGGTAAAGTTAGCTGTACCAGGGTCTAATATAAGTTTATCATCACCAGTATCAGTTGAAGTGATTGTATACACAACATCTATAGCAGTACCCACATCTGCAGGACTGCTTAAAGTAGGTGCTGTTAGTGTAATTGTTATATTTTTAGTAACTACTGCAGAATCAGCTAATCCAAGAGAATCCGTAGTTGCTTTAATTGTATAAAAAGGTACGCCACTTGTATGAGTCACAACAAATACACCAGAGCCATTCACCGCTCCTACTGTGCAGTTGGTTGGAACAATTGTATAAGAGACATCATCTGACCAATTAGCAACTGTATGACTTACTGAGCCACCAGAAAGCACCGATAAAGTTCCAGTGATTACTGGAGAATCTAACGCTCCAGAAGCCTGTGTAGTCCAACTAAGCACTCCTGCACCATCAGTTTTTAAAACTTCATCAGCATTCCCATCAGTAGTAGGTAAAGTTAATGTATAAGAAGAGTTTGTAACATGAGCAGGACTTTGAATACTTACTCCATGTGTATTTTGACTACAATTTAAAGTAATCTTTCCGTCTGTAGATGAACCATCACCTTGAGCTATTATTGTTCCAGTTAACTTGTTAGCAGCTAATGTAGCAAGTCTAGCTTCTGCTACGGTCCCTGTAGTTAGATTAGTCGCTGACAACGTAGTTAAATCTATATTAGAATTTAACGCTGTAGAAGGTAACCTAGCATCTATAATTGTGCCTGTTGTTATCTTACTGGTATCTAAATCAGGTATTTCAGCAGCATCTAGACTAATTCTAGCGTTATCTATTGTACCAGTCAGTTTACTTGCTGCTATGCTTACTAACATAGCATTAGTAATTGATCCATTAGCAATTGTAGGTACAGAAGTATGCTGGGCTTTTCCTAAAAACAAACAATACATTGTATCTGTTGCTGCTGTTGCTGCAGATAAAGTTAATGCTGTACCACTTACTGTATAAGCGTAGCTTGCTCCTGGTTGTTGCCTAACATTGTTAATAAACAATGCTATTTCATTTTCATTAGCAGCTGCAGTATCTAATACGTACGCAGCAGTTGCAGTAACTGTAAAGTGTTGTACTGTTAAATTACCGTAATTTTCAGCAGGTGTATTTCCTATATATGCCATTCAATTCTCCTATATGCTAATTGCGTCAACTGTGCTTACCCATACATCTGCAGAAGAAGCTGTATCACTTTTAACATACATTACATCACCAGAGTGAACAACCATTTTGGCTCCACCATCTAAAATTTGTAAAGATGATCCTTGAGGAATAGGGGCACTTTTAACTAAATAAATATCCTGAGCACCATCATTTACATAAACATCTACAGTGATAGACGCACTGGGTAATATGTTAGAAACATGTATTCCAATAACAGTGTCGTAACTGTCACTAGTAAAAACAAGTGCAGCTCCTGTGCCTACGTTATTTTGTGTATATCTTCTAAAATCTTGAGCCATTTAATATCTCCAATAAAATATATGCTGGTATGCTCACAGAGCAATACTCATTGCTGTTGAAAAACCCTTAGAAGCATGATCACCATCGCCAGTTAAATCATTTAACATAGCGGCTGTAAGTCGTAACTCAATAGTATCCCCGGACAGCGCAGAAGCAGCTGCTGTATTATCTTGTGCACGTACACATGTGAAGGTATTTACCGATACACTAGTTACTTTAACAACTTCAATATTAGCAAGACTAACTATAGTTAGATACATGTGATCCCCAGCTGCTAAGTTAGGGAAGCTAAGGACACTAGTTACACTAATAGAGGTAGCAGTATCTGTTATACCAGCGCTCAGTGTGGTAGTAGCATTATTTGTAAATTTAACTGCCATTAATATTCTCCTAAGAAATAGTTACTGCCCAACTAACTGTCATTGTATCAGCAGCACCTTTATTAATAACAGCAAATACTGTTCGACATAACATAGTGCCACTACTACTAGCATTAAATACACCAGCTTCTGTTATCGCGCCTGTATGAGAACCTGCAGCATAAGTACACGCGTATGTAATAACTGCTCCTGCTACTGTACCGCCAGAAGTAGTTAAACCACTTCGTGTACTAAGTTGTGTTCCCAGTGCGGTATCTCCAACGACTGCTGCAGTAGAATTAGTTCCAACACCCATATGAGTCATTACACTTGCAGTAGCTGCATTCATTCTAGATGCTATCCAACTTTTACCAGCTGTAACAACAAGGTTATTAACTTCTTGTACAACTTTGCCATTAAGCGAAATTGATAATCTGCCTGTAAGGGCAACTCTATCTTGTATACTCATAGTAAGCTCCATATTTCTAAGTTATAGTAACTGTAATATTATCTGTACGAAATCTGTCAGGGTCCACTAGTAAAGCATGGGTATTCAATGGAGCAGTATTAATTGCACCACCATAATCTGTAAAGTACCCATCAGCTGCTGTAATAGAATTAGCAACTTGTATATTAATTTGTAATCCTAATGCATCTGCAATACTAAACGAATCTGAAAAAGGTTTCGTAGTACCTAAAGAAACAAGCTCGTTAATAACTGATATATCAGCTAGTACTTTAGTAGTATCTATTAAATTAAGTGCATCCGCAGTTGCTACACTATCTGCTTTATTTAATTGAGGCGCTAATACAACTTGATCTGTATTTGCTACAGAATCTGCAAGAATTTTAGCATTACTTATCGCAATAAGTTCCTGAATAGCAAGTAATTGCTCAGTAAAAGCCCGTTCCCACGCTACAAATCTTGTAAATCCTGCACTATCATCAACTGTTACAATATCATCTGGTAATTTATTTTTACTATCATAATCTAAATGAATATCTGTGATAGCATTAATATAATCTAAATCAGTAACAGCCTTAATAACCGATATGTCGGCGACTGGATTAATATGACCTATTGATGAACGTGCATTTCCAATTAAGGATTTTCCTAATGCCATCAGAAGTCCTTTCTTACTTTAAACTTAAGTTTATCAAATAGAGTTTGGACTCGTGTATCGGCATACGTTAGTGCAATTTCACCTTCGTAAGTACCAGCAGCAACATCTAGAGTAGTTAGATTCCATGTCATAAAGCATTTTCCATTTGTATATGGAGCAATCTTTGTACAAGTCATCGTATCTAAAATAGTTGAACTACCTAAAGCTTTAAATTTTACCGTAACAGCGGGATCGCTAATATCGATTATAGCCCAGGTACTTGAGTCATCTGGGTCTAGTGTAAGACCGGCTAAAGCGGTGTTGGAATCTTTTAAGGTAAGGTTTATCTCTGGTTTATCATCACCAGCAACTAAATTAATAGTTTCGTAGTAAGCCATTTTTAACTCCTAAGGAGGTTTTTCTCAGCATTGGCTATGCAGCATTTGCTATTTTAGAATACGTTAATACTTTATAAAGTCAAACTAATTATACAAATCCGTTATCTTCTAATTTAGTATTAACTTCAATTTCATTATTACCCCACATACCTGAGTTAATAAGCTGTTTACAACTAGCTTCATATCGTAGATAGTAGGTATTATTTTCATCTTTCATATCCCCGCTAATAGCCCCATGTGCTTTATACGCCGAGTAATTCAGTAATGCTTCTGTGTATACTTCATTAATTTTTAAATCTGTAGTAGTTGTCTTAGCTTTTTTAGGAGCTGCTGCGTATTTTAAAAGAATTTGAGTACGTTTAGGTGTTTCAGCATCTGTACCTTTAATAATTGCTTTAAATGGTTCAGGTATAAGAATAGATACATGTTGATCTATTTTTTGTACTAATTTTACTGAATTATCTTTAATAGGTATTTCTGTAAAATCTGAAGCGTAATATGCGTAGATAGAAGCAAGAAAATCTGAAGGTAAAGTAAATTCTTCTCCGTCTAGTGGGTTATCCATCTCTAATGTTTTTATCACTAAATGAAATCGTTTATGTAAAGCTAAATTAGCTAAATTTACATAATTAATAAATTTATTTTGATTAACTATTTGTACTGCAGAAGGTGCTGGGCTTGGGTTAGCTGACATGTCACCAACACTAGCAATAGCAAGCTTACTACATTCTCCAGTAGACAAATAATCAATATATTCAGAAACTTTCATACTAATATCCTTTAAAAAAGAGGTAGGCAAGAGTGCCGAAACCCTTACCTACCCAGGAGGCACAACAACTCGTTGAGAAGACGAGTTGGCATGAGTTCTTAAACAAAGTAGGAGCTATCTCCTGCTTTCTTAGTTGTACTATCACCCCACATAGTTGAGTTTTCTAATTCATCATCTTCTTGTGTTTGTGGCCCTACTTCACTTGGTTTCCATGCATTTAATTCTGCTAGCATAGTAATTGTATCTATCTGATCATCGTGTTTACTTTTAAACCCCTTAAGAGTAGCTAAAGATAACTCAAAAAGCAACTCTACAAGTTCTTCACTGTCTTTTAATTCTTCAGGCAACCATATTTTTTTAGATTTAAATAAGGGAATAGCATTCTGTTGAAATCTACTCATCTTATCTTTAGTCGGCCTAATACCTATTGTATTACTATTTCTTCCCTTAGACAAAGTAAAATAATTATTTCGTTGTCCCATTTCATTTTGGATCCAACTAATAAACCCTCCTTGCTGTCCGGTAGTTTCAATACCTACTTCCTGTGGTCGATATTCCTGAACTAATCTAAATAATTCATCAATAGTCTTATCCATTAATGTTCGTTTACAAAACCCATCCACCCAAAGCCAATCTCCATTATTATTGTATGCCCATACGTTAATAACACTAAAATCAGCGTGTTCCTTATCACTAGTAGCAAAATCAGTAGTAATATAAAAGTTATACGCACCTTTATTTTGTAGTACATTACTACGCTTATACCAAATTATATCTGAATCATTAATCAATCTTTCTTCAGGAGACGTAATACGTAACATTAACTCTTGATTAAATGAATCTAATTTACCAGCACCTTTAGATTTAAAATACTGATTATTTACATAATCAAAACTAAACCTATCTTCCCAAGCGCCTTTAAACTCTTCACGAGAGCACGGAAATGCCTCACAAACCGGATATACATTAACATACCAGACACCCGATTCAATTGCCTTATATAAAGGATCTTTAGCATTAAACGGAGTTCCAGACCAAATAACTTTCCTCTTATTAGGATGTAACGCATAGTCAATGGCCGAGTAAACAGTATTTTCCACATTTTCGATAATAGTTGCAGACCTAGCATCTTCATCTCCTAGTAGATCATCAAGTACAGCAAGTTGTGGTCTCGTATTTAATTCAACCGTACCACGAACACCTGTTTTAGCACCATGTCCTGTAACAACAAACTCTTTACCTTCAGCATTCTTAAAATACCATCTAATGTCTGTAAATCTAGAAGTAGTAATGTACTTCTTTAAAAACTCACTATTTTCACATCTGCGTTCCATACGTAAACGCATCTTCTTTACACCATTCTCAATACTATCAGATACATACAGTGCATAGTCTACATTACCAAATCCTGGAATTGACCCGTAAACCGCTATATACAAAAACAAATACTCAGCAAATATAGTAGTTTTAGCTAAACCACGAGCACACATGTTAGCTGTGTTCTCTTTTTTACCTGCTATTTTATCCATCATCTTGTAATGTATTACCGGAGTCTTGTTCTCTTCCCCCTTTTCACCATTAACTAATTTAATAAACGACACAAACTCTAATGCAAACTCACTAGGTACGTAAGTAGGATCATCATTGTAATCAATGTCATTAAGCCATTCATCTACTGTTTTTTTAACTAGGGACATTATTCACCTCACGTTTACCCAAATGGGCTATCGAACCAACCCATCATTATTGTAATAAGAAAGTTATTGGCTAGAAGAGTTAATGTATTAATTGCTATCATCCAAATTAACCATTTGAAAATTATTGGCTTAATCATATTATTCCTTTGTGTTATTTATTATAACGGATGTCCATGTAGCTTGAGTTATTAATACGTTATCAACATATGCTTTACCAGAAAATTTAGCATATTTGGATAAGTTAGTAGTGATGTTTATATCAAATTTTATTTGATCTCCAGGAAGTGCAGGTTTAATAAATTTAACTTTATCTATTGTAGTTACATAAGCTAATTGTCCTTCAACTAAATCAGCACAACCAAATAGTAGTCCTCCAGATTGAAACATCCCCTCTAATATAAGTACTCCTGGCATAATAGGAAAATTAGGAAAATGCCCACTAAAATAAGGCTCGTTATGTGATACATTTTTTAAAGTAACTATATTTGTATCAGTTTTACTTATAACCTTATCTACCATAAGAAACGGATATTTATGTGGAAGTACTTTAAGTATTTCTGAAACGTTATTTTTCATCAATGACCTCATAAGTTGTTTCAACAGGCGGCGTATTCACCTTCCGAGCTAATATTTCACTATGTGCTATCTCCTTAGCACTGGATTGCCCATTTAAGATCATCTTTAGTTGTTGCTGTGCAAGTGCTTTAGTAGTTGCACGTAGATCCTCTACTATGTCATTACTGTAGTTAATATCAATATCTAGTTTAGCGACAGCAGGAGCTGCTAGGTTGCTAATTAAACTTTCTGCAGCTTTCTGCCTTACTAGCTCTGATTTAGCTGTGTGCATCAGCTCTGCTTGTACGTTGATAGCTTCCTGATACACTCCCGCATTTAATATATGCGTAGGCACCATAGTTTGTTCCATGATCTTAGTTATGAGCCCTGTTTTACTATAGTTATCTGCAAAACTAGCTATATAGGATCCAGAAGCCCCTTTATCTATTAAATTCTGATATCGATCCGGGAATACTTTACTATACGCAGTAGATGACTTATCTCCCATTAACTTAAGGGACACAAACTTAACAGCATTTACATAAGCTGCTAATGAGTATTTACCGGTAGACAACACTGCAGCATACGTTAATGTATTATCCCGAAATACTCGTCTTAACTCTGAATCAGGCTCTGAATTAATAACTTCTACAACAGCATCAGTTATATGCTTACGGAAGCGCTTATCCGGAAGGGCCCCTTCTAACATACCTTTAGTTAAATGATCTGTTGTTTCTAAATTAGTATCTACATCTGCTAAATTAGTTAATTGCATTATTAGCCTCGTTCCATTTAATAATTAACGCATTATGTGATGAGTCTTCCGCGTAACACTCATGCGGAGATACCATCCACTTGTGGTCATCTAATCTTACTATGAAATTTTTTTCTACTAATTCTACCCAGTACTTCTCCCAAGTACGGTAGTCTGTTATCCACTTTACTGTCCTAATAAACTTATGTTTGTCTATCTCATTGTCTTTATTAGCTAATACCATAAGTGGTAAAAGTAGTGCTTGCCCGGTACGAGACAACTCATCTATACGAGACGGCTCATCATCTTCTATTTCACAATATGTATTAATGTATTTACTCATCAAGGTATATGTCTAAATGTTAAACTTATTCTACGTCCTAATGGCGCACTTACTGAATGCTTGTATTTATTCTGGAAGTCACCTTCAGGCATTACGTAACAACTTCTATCTGTTAGTTTAATCTTAAAATATTTACTACGATCATTCCTAGCTATAGTAGCAACTGTTGTTTCTCCTAAACTGATAGTTGCTACAGCCCCTACAATTCCGTTATTTTCCGTGAAAACAGCTTCATCATCTGAGTGAAGGTCTAGACCCTTATTAGTATATAAATTAACTAATAAACTATTAAAATAGTTATTAGAAAACACTAACTGGTTTTCTATATCTCTAGCAATGTTTTGAAATAAAACAGGCATTTCCTGAGCTTCGTGCCTTAAATCTGTATACGCGTATTCAACACAACCAAATGCTTGTTCTTCATCTAGATTAGTTGATACATCTACAGGACCATACCAAGTAGCTATGTGGTTACGATTGGTATGAAAAATATACCCAAGTTCCTGAGTTTTTCCTCCCCAATCAGCTCTTTCTTCCCGTTTACCCGTTAATTTTTGCCAAATTTTAGGAGCATACTGCTGTAACCATGCTGCTTTTTGTTTTCTAGTCATACTGCTTGCTGCTTTGGTATTACCTCGGCTGATTTTTTCCTGTTTTACAACTGAGTCCCAAAGACTATCAAAGTCTCGTAAAACAGAATGTTTTTTGTTATCAATAGATCCTAAAATTATTTCTTGGTCATCTACAAGTATGATCTTATCATTAAGCATTTTATTTCTTCTCTTTTTTCCATCGCGTAAGCTGAAGGTACATTAAATGATTTTTTCTTTTTTGCGTTTTTCGTAACTTAGCTTGATAAACGTGATGCGCTGAAGGAGATCTAATAACACTTGTTACTAGTAACATAACAAACAAAGGCCACAATCCAGTTAAATATGTCTTAAGAGTCATTTAACACTTTTCTACTAATTAAGCGCATTCTTATAATAATTACAATCCAACGACAAAGTTTCCAAATAGTTTCAGAAAAATATTTTGGATAGAAAACAAGAGGCGATTCCATTGGTAAAGTAGGTCGCCTATCTTTACGTGATTTACGGCGGAAAACCCCACCTTTAGTAGGATGAATCTTTTCAATACCAATACAACCTTTAAACATAGTAATTAGGGTAACTAAGTCTAGTGCTTTACTGGAACTTGTACCAGTTGCCATCATACGTTTTAAAGTAGTTTTGGTATGCTCATATGTGTAATAAGCATTCCAAGCTTTATAATAAGTTTCTTCCCAATTTACTTTTGACATTTTAGGATGTGCAGTAACTGCATGATTTAAATCATACATGTTTAAATCTTCATCCATAGCAACTCCAGCAGTGTATAACTTCTCATGATCTTTTGAACCAGGAAGAGGCGTAAGACAAAGAAACGATATTAGATCCATAGGAAGTTCTTTTTTAATAATTTCAATGTCGCGCAAGATTGATTCTTGAGTATCATTAGGGAAACCTAAAATATACCCGCAAGAGGTTATAATTCCAGCCTCATCTAAAGCAAGCAACATTTTACGGTAATCAGAAATTTTATTTTGCCGCTTATCGACACTTAAAAGAGCATCAGAATTAATATTTTCTAAACCAATAAAAACCTGTGTAACACCTGCGCGTCTTGATTTTTCAATAAACCCTGGCAACTTATAGGCAAGAGTATCAATCATAAAAGAAAACTCGATTTTTAATTTATGAACTTCACGCAACTCAATAAACATATCTAAAATGCTTTCCCAATTCTTATTTCGTGCAAAATCATCATCAGAAATAAAAAATAAATGTAAGCCCTGTTTAACGTTAAAGCGGATTATGCGCTCAATACTTTCAACTGACCTGTTTCTTGATGTATGTCCTTGAACATTTATAATCGTGCAGAACGAACAAGTAAAAGGGCAACCACGTCCAGCATCAAAACTAGCTGTTAAACCTGCCGTCAGACGAACTCTATCTGCCGGAATAAATGGCATTGCAGTATTACTAATATCAGGTAAATCATCTAAAAAGTTGTAAATTGGTTTAAGTTCGTTATTAGCCGCATCAATTAAAACTTGTCCAAGTCTGTCTTCAACTTCTCCTGAAAACATTGAAACACCAATGTCTAAAGCCTTTTGCATGTAAGCATCAGGCTCTTTAATCATTGCCAACACTCCTGATATATGAAAACCTCCCATAGCAACTTTAATACCCATTGCTCGTAATGGTGTAGCAATATCTAATGCACGGGGAAATTGACTTGATTGTACACCAACAAGCATAAGCATTCCGTCATCTGCACTTTTTATTAAAGAAGCAATTTTATCTGTATTAATGTGTGTATTTGTTTCGTCAAATACATGAAGGTCTATTTTGACATTTTTACCTAATACCCTAGTCTTTTTACATTCAGTAGCTAAACCATAAAGACAAGCTAGTGAATTTGCCGGCAGCCAAGACCTAAACCACTGAATTACATATCCGTCATCGTCATAATGTGAAGGTGCCACCAAAACAAGGCTGAATGTTTTCATTTAGTTCTAAGTCCTTTAGTAGTTTGTGTATCCCACATATGCTTAACTATAAAATACCGCCTGTCATCTCCATTAAACATAACATCTGGATTAAGCATATACTCCTTTTTAGTGTATTTACGAATCAAATCACATTTCTTCAAGGCACGAACGCCTATTGTAAAGTCCCCTATTGTTACCCCAACTGTTTTAGCTATTTCTTTAGGAGTCCCTACTACCATATTTATTCTATTAATGTGATACATCATCTTGAGCAACACCAGTGCTGCGGAGCTGTTTAATTTATTTTTAGATAAAAAAGTAGCTGGATGTGTACCTAATTGAAATTTGTTAAACATGTATTACCAAAACCCTCCTTCTAGTGGCTTCTCGCTGATATACATAGTTAGCCTGTAGTTCTTAGGATTCTTTATATACGTCTCTCGTTCTTTCATAGAGGTCTCCCCTATTTCATAATTCATAAAGACCCCACAGTTCCATTTCACCACCCACTCCCCTTTTACCTTTTCCTCTATCACATAAATAAAGTTCCGATGTCTTCTTGGTTCTCTCCCTTGAATCATCTTTCACTCCCCTATTTAGTTAGCTAACTATAAAGCAATAGTACCCTAAAAACTACAAATAGCAATGCTTAACTTCAGTTTAACGTTGTATACAACGCTTAACGGCTCAGTTAAACCACGTATACAACGTTTAACTTTTTGTAACTTGTTCTATCTAAAGAAGTTATTCCCCCTTAAGAACATAAGAAGAGTCCTCCAGACTTCTCGCCCCTGCGGGGCTTCAGTCTGTCGTCCTCGCTACCGCCTATATTATTATTATATTATATAAATGAGAGAGGCAAACAGTAAGATGGTCTACGAAAAAGCCATTAGCAATTTTTTCATTCTAGGTAGATGTGCAGTACTAACTAGCTGAAAGCTAGAAACCAAAGACCATCCCCCCTCCTTTAAAACAAAACGATCTTTTACCCACACACAAGATGACCTCCAGTCATCAGAGGCAATCATGCCTCCAAGATCCAAGGAGATTAACATGAAGAAGATGTATAGAGCAGGTTCAGATGCTGTTGTAGGAGTCCTAGAGCCAGTAGTTGACCTAGGTAAATCCTTAGCCATCGGTGCCGAAATGGGTCGCCGAGTTATGACAGACGAGTGCTTCCATCAGGAGCTCGCTTCTGAAGGCGTTATGCGTAAATCGCTCGATAAGTGTAAACTTAGTCCTGAGCGTATAGCTTACTATGAACGTAAGTATCATATCGCATCCTAAAGGCCCTGTCCTCGAGCGTGTTCCTACGCTCGGGGGCAACCCTTATTTTTACACACAAGATAACACAGTAAGAGAGTGCCTCGAGAGACATAGATTCTACTAGTAGCAAGTTTTTATAAAACCTTTCGCCTCCAGCGAAAAGGAACAATAACGTTCCTGCTTCAAACAGTTGTGTTCTTAGACTGGACGCAACTGTACTTTTAATTCTTTATCCTAGGAGGATAGTTTTATGTCTAATCAAACAGTTGGTTTAGTTTCAAATTTACCTGTTAACGGTAATGGTCGAAAATCTACAGATATAAAGTTTAAGTTTAATCTTGGTGTAGATACTCCTTATCAGTTTGTATTTACTGTAGGAGCACATGACACTAATTTAGAAGCGATTCGGAAATTGATGACTGTTACAGGTATCACTAATTTCTTTGCTAAGCTAGGAGACGACTACCAGTTAGTCGATTCTGACGGCAAGGGCATCCAGATTAAAGGTAACAACGGAGATTCTTGTGGCTTTGTTAATCATAGTAATTTTGATAAAGAAATTACTTTAGAAGTCCACGGTGAAGATATTATTGAAGCCGCTAAAGTAAGTATACTCGCAGTAAGGGATAAACTTACTATCGCTTCTGCGTTTACCGCGTAGAACAACAGTTTCATCAATATTGGCAGACCTACTTAATTGTAGGTTTGCCTTTATTTTTTACTTATAAGATAGATAGAACTTAATCCGCCTCCAGCGGGTTGGCGGGTTCTTCCCGCTAAAAGTTTTCTTCTTTCAACGTCAAAAGAGGAGGTTTGAAATGACATACAATCAGGCTATAGAGCATGAGTATTTTAATTACTTCAATAGGATTATAGGTGTAGATCCTGATCCAAATATAAAAAGAGTACTATTTGTATGTGATGAATACGAACGTATACATAATTACGAAAGATCATCACCTCGCTTAATTCCTAAAGAATGGGGTGATCTACCAATTGACGAGTTCTATAAACCAAAGCCTGTAATATTGGAGGCATCATGATTAACTACATGATTATCTGGCTATTAGTAGTAATAGGACTATTTGTAACTTCTGATGTTGTTAATACATGGGAAGTTGCTAATAACTATCCATACGGTAAGTTATGTGACTTATACAATAACTGTAAATAAAGGAGATAGAACATGCATAATCCTAAGGCAACTAAATCACAGTTAAATGCTTACATAGCTCTGCAAGATACACTCATTCTATCTTTGCAAACCGAGGTTATGAATAATAAGAGTTTATTGATAGAAACTATCATAGCTATTCAAAGATCAGCTGTTCGTTATGCTGAAGAAGAAATGAAGAAATACAATGGCTACTAATAGTAACCCGAGACCAGCGTTAGCTGGTCGTAGGGTTTAATGGTAAGATAGAATAGGTAGTGATTCTATAATGTGGAGGTTTTATGAAAACTTATACAGTATATGAGATTCAAAGGGAAAAGATAGAAAATAAAGTTAACCCTAGGTTGGTCAAATTTAATACTGTCCTTGCTATGTCTAGCGAATCAGCTAGGCGGAAAGCAATTATTGGAACTGATAAAGAGTATAGTACTACACGTGCCTATGCATACACTAAGGAAAAGGTATGAGCTCTATAAAATTTACTAATCAACTAGACGATCTATTCCAGGAATGGGTTAGGCAAGAGTACAAGGCTAAAAACTATAGTGGTACGTATAGTAAAGAGGCTTTGCTTAAATTTATTAAACAAGTAGAAGATTGGACTATGTTTACGTATTGCGTAAAAGAGGGTAAATCCATGGATACTATATATAAGTTAGAGCCTAGTGAATTAAAGGAGCAATAAGATAATGTGGATACTACTAATGATTGTGTTTAGTCAACCTTATCAAATATCACATATAGATGTTATGGGTGCATACGGAAGTAAAAAGTCCTGTACTAAAGAAGTGCAACGGGCTTTAGATTTAGATATACCTGTAAAAGCTAGCTTTGGCTGTATATTAGTTAAAGGTTTACCTAAGTTACGAGGTGTAACAATAAGGAGTTAATATGAAATGGATAGTGGCTCATCATATGGAAGGCAGCCCAGAACTTGCTAAATTAGGAGATGAAGATAACAATATTTTAGAGTTTGATTCAGAATCTGATGCTGTTTACTATTTGTATAAAATAGGGCAGAACTTAGAAGAAGTAATGATAATCCCTGAAATGGAGTTTCTGTAATGTACCATGTTTTGCTTAGTGAACAAGAAATAGCATATCTTCAAGATATAGTAGTTCAAAAGTTAAATAACTACTCAGGACATGAATCTAAAGTTTTAGAAAGTATTAAGAAAAAACTAGACGATCCAGAAAATGCCGATGAGTACTACGATGGACCTGAGTATTAAATGAAAGAAAAAGATGTAAAACTTATTCTTATTCCTGTTACTAAACCAGAGAGACTTTATCAATGTGGAACATGGAGCTGGGTATATCCACCTAAAGGATACCTAGCTTATAACGCAAAAAAGGAGGAGCATAAAAATGAAACTACCAATACCATCATTACGTAATACGCTTGCTTTAGTTGGGGTTGTTAAGGATTTACTACCTAGTAACAATACATCAGATTCTAGTTTATTAGGAGTTATTAAAGAGCAAGCAGATAGTATTTACGCTAAGAAAAATGAAATATGTATACTAGAGGAAAAAGTTACAAACTTAAATAAACGTATATGGGAGTTAGAAGAAACTCTAACAATCACTAGTGATGAGTTACGTGCAGCTATTAGTACTCTTAGTCAAAACGATCTAGAAGTAGGTGGTAATCCAAGCACCACAGCAGGAGAATCATCAAACTATGTCTAAGAAAACTAATCCTAAAGATGCAATATCTATTAAAAAACCTAGGTTTTATTCTGGGTTACCATTAAATGTAACTAAAGAAGTTAGTATTGGGATGATGGAGGGGGCTATGAAATATGGTCGCCATAACTATCGTGTAACAGGGGTCCGTGCTAGCGTCTACTTAGATGCTACTATGGGCCATCTAGCTGATTACTGGGAGGGTCAAGATATTGACCCAGATAGTAATCTTCATCACATAACTAAAGCTATAACATCGTTATACGTACTGAGAGACGCTCAGTTGCAAGGTATGTGTGAAGATGACCGACCACCTAAGTCAGATGTTGAAGGAACTAAAGCTTATCTACAAGTTATTGTAGATGAGTTATTTAAAAAATACCCTAAGGAGACCAAATGACTAAAGAAGACATAGCAACTATAGTAGCTAAGACAGCAAATATAAGAAAAGGAGTAGCAGAGAATAGTATAGATGTAATTTTAAAATGTATGAAACAAGGCTTAAATAAGAATGGGTCTTTAACCATTCGAAAGTTTGGCTATTTTAATACTAAGAATAAAAGAGAACGATCTGGGCGTAATCCTAAAACAGGTGAACCTGCTGTTATTACAGCTCGAAGAGTTGTAACATTTAGCCCTTCTAAAACCTTAAAACAAGAGGTAAATAAGTAATGGAAAAGTATTTAGATAGGTTTGCATGGATAACTATTTGTTTTACGATTGTGTACATCGGAGGACATCTGATTAACGCTAACTAAAGTAAATAACAATTAAATAATACTAGTGTATATCGCCTCTAAGCGTTAGTTCTTAGGGGCGTTTTTTATTTATATAGTTAAGGGAGGGTATATGACAACTGCTACTAAACAATACGCATTAGAAACTTCTTGGTCTACTCGAGTTACAGATGAAATTGTACTTCAATCTATTGAAGGATCTATTCCTGAGCAAATGGAATCAACTATTTTACAAAATATTACTGAAATTAATAAAGGAAAAATAAACAATAAAACAATACTTATTAAATTCTTTTCTATTATCCTTAAAGACACTATAGCTAAACCTATTCAAGCTATTGCTGGGCAATTGGGACATATTGCACATGTTTCAGATCCTGAAAAAGCAATTCATTGGGGATTTTTACTTATTAAACTTTGTAAAGATAGTGGTTTGTACACTTTAATGTTAGTTGACACGGACTGGTACGTGCACCCTAATTTTGCCCTAAATAAAAGTACAAGACAAAAAATAAATAAATTGCAATATCTGCCTCCTATGAAAGTAATACCTAAGAATTGGTCTACTAATCGTAATGGAGGATGGTTATGGGAAAGTAAACATTTAGTACTTGGTAATACATTTACTAAACATAACAAACCTTTAGCTTACGATGTTATTAACAAATTACAAAATATTCCTTGGGAAGTGGATTCTTCAACTTATTTATTTGAAAAACAAACAAATAATATGATGGATAAAAAGAAATTTCTAAGAGTAATTGATGAGTATTTAGGTAATCCCTTTTATTTTGTATGGAGATATGATTCTAGAGGTAGAAGTTATTCTTCTGGTTATGATTTAAATTTACAAAGTAATGAATATGGAAAAGCATTGCTTTCATTACACAACAAAGAAAAAATTACTAACATATCTAATCTATACATAGCAATAGCTAATCATGGTGGTAAAAATAAGCTTACCTGGGAAGAACGTAAAAAGTGGTTTCTTTCTCAAAATATCGATTCCATTTCTTGGGAAGAACCTATTTTAGGCAGAAAAGCTATTAGAGCATTAGAAGACACTCTTAATAATAAACCTTCAGGTTACGTTATGAGCTTAGATGCTACATCATCTGGATTGCAAATAATGGCAGTTATATCAGGGTGCAAGAAAACTGCTAAATTAGTAAATTGTATTGATTCAACTACTAGATATGATCTATATACAGAAATAGTTAAAATGATGAATCAAAAGCTTTCAAAACCTGTATCTAGAAAGATTATAAAGCAAGTTGCAATGACTCATTTTTATAATTCTAGAGCTACACCTAAAGCATTGTTATCTTCTGAAGAATTAGTAGTATTCTATGAAGTTATGGAAGGACTACTTCCTGGAGCTGAAGAGGTAATGACAGTTATTAATAAATGTTGGAATTATAATAAAGACCATCATACATGGGTGATGCCTGATGGACATACAGTCTATATCCCTGTAGTTAACGCAGTTAATAGTGTGTACTTAGATCCAGATCTAGGAGAAATACCTTTTAGATATAATGAACAATTACCATCTATTAACTTTAGGTCCTTGTGCCCTAATGTTATTCATTCTATAGATGGTTACGTTGCTAGAGAAATGATTAGACGATCTACTTTTCAATTAAGTCATATTCATGATTGTTTTGTATTTAGTCCAGATCATTTACAAAAAGTAACTGCTATGTACAGAGAAATCATGGCAGAAATTGCTAAAAGTAATCTTTTTGAAGATATTTTACAACAGATTACTGGTAATACTGCGTTAAAAGTAAATAAATTTAGTAACGATCTTGATCAAGATATTTTAAATAGTGAATATATGTTGTCGTAGTTTTAGTTAATATTTGTGGCCTCCCTTCGGGGAGGTCATTTTTTTTACAAAAACCTTTCATACTTAACATTATAGTACCTACACCGATGGGTACTGCTAATAATTAAAAGGACTTTAATCATGTATTTTGTAATAGAGTATTGTGATTTACAAGCTTGTCAACATTGGCGAATAGATAATAAATGTACTAAACATAACCTATCTATAGCTGATAACGCTAAGTACGTAATAAATATTCACGATAGTTCTATTTGTGAAGTACGCCGACAGATCGATAAGTATCGATTAGAACATTTACTGGAGGAATAAATAATGGCAAGAATTGGAGATTACGAATTAAGAAACATAAGAAATAGAATATTAGATGATTTGTATTTCAAAAGAGAAGAAGAATTTAAAGTTCGTCAAATTGCTATAGCTAAGCAAAGCAGAGAATTGTATTTAAAACCGTATCAATATTTAATAGATCAATTACCAGTTGAAATGATAAGTCATGATAGAGATTACCAATTAAGAGTTAAATATACCCCAAATGAAGATAAATCAGATATTTCTGTAGATGAAAAATGGGTTTACAAATCAGAAACTCCAATAATAAATCCAGTAGATGCTAGTAGTAGAGGTAGTTACAATCACACGCCTGAAAATATACCAGATAAAAGTCTATGGAATATTACTGAGCAACTTTGTAAAGAAATGCTAGCTTTAAAAGCTGAAAGAGATGAACAAAATCATTATTTACTACAAACAACTAAAATGTATACAGGGTCTGTGCAGTTAAGAAAAGCATGGCCAGAGTCATTACATAAATATTTACCTAATGAACCAGTTAAACCAGAACGTAAAATTAGAAATGCAATTACAGGTAAATTAGTAAAAAGTCCTGATCCTGTAGTACCTGAATCCCTTAAAACTCGAATGACCACTAATTTATTAGAGGACAATTAAAATGGATGACATGGAATTAATATATGAAGAGATAAAAGACATAGATCCTGAATTAATAGAAAATGCTAGTGATTTAGAAGATCTACTAGAATTATTACTATTTTTAGGATTTCCCACTATATAAAAGGAGGCACAATACATGTTTGAGGTAAATGCAGATGAGTTAAAGGAGGCTCTTATTAGAGACTTCAAGGTAGGGCTTACTCCGATGGTAGCATCTAGCCCAGGCATGGGAAAATCAGATATCATTCGCAGTATAGCTGCTAAATTTGAACTAAAGGTAATTGATTTTAGAGTATCTCAGTGTGAACCAGTAGATATGCAAGGTTACCCAGGTGTGAAAGATGGAAGAATGACATTTCATATTCCTGAATATTTTCCAATTGAAACAGATAAGGTACCGGATGGTTATGATGGATGGTTACTATTTCTAGATGAATTTAACTCAGGGAATAAGCAGACAGAGGCTGCTGCCTATAAGTTAATATTAGATAGAGAAGTCTATAAGCATAAATTACATCCTAGATGTTTAATTGCTGCGGCGGGTAACTTAACTACTGATAGAGCTATTGTAAATACTCAAAGCACAGCTACTACATCTAGACTAAATCATTACCGTATGCGAGTTGATCATAAAGTATGGATTGATTGGGCAAACTCCCATGATATTGATCATCGTATTATTTCATTAATTAAATTTAAACCAGAGTTACTTCATAGGTTTGATACTTCAACAAATGAATTAACATTTCCCTGTCCTCGTACATGGGAATTTGCTTCTAAAGTAATTAAAGGAGAAGAGACTATAGATCATATTAATAAAATACGATTAGCAGGTACTGTTGGTGAAGGTGCTGCAGTAGAGTTAGCAACTTATGCTGAGATCTATCAGAATTTACCTACTATTGAACAGATACTTGCTAATCCTAGATCAGGATGGAAAGTACCTAAAGAACCAAGTGAACAGTATGCAGTTACAACAATGCTATCTCACAACAGTACGTTGAAAAGCATTAATCAAATAATAGTTGCTATCAATCGACTACCAGTAGATTTTCAGGTAATCACTTTTAAAGATATTTATAAGAGAACACCTGAATTAAAAAATCATCCTGTTATTACCGATTGGATAGCTAAGCATGCTCACATTATATTTTAATATTTACGCAGTCCAGTTCGGCTCGTTAGCTTGGAGTTAAGTGAGATAACACATCGTAATTTTTACCCCTAATAAATTTAACAATAACGTTAGGTATCACCTAGTATAGTACAGCTCAGTTCAGTATTGTGAAATTCAGCGTAATTAAATTGAATGTAGCGTAATACCATATCACAAGGATTTTATCCCCTAAAAAATTTATAGAAACCTTAGCCTAGTTTAGTTAAGTGTGATCGAGTAGAGTACTGTGTAATTCAGTACCGTAGGATTAGTTGGAATAGGATGTCTCATCTCAAGGATTTTATTTACCCCTAATAAATTTAAAAGCAAAAAAGAACTATGTCGCGGTATAACTCGGTCTAGTTTAGTTCAGTGCGATAATGTTAAATCTCATATCTCAAGGATTTTTTTACCCCTAACAAAATTATCACAGTTTCGCCAAGTTGAATGTAGCGTGATTGGGTTAAGTGCAGCGCAATTCAGTAACACAAGTCAACATAACTTTAATTTTAAAAAAGGAGAATCAAAATGTATGTAACAGCAGAGTGTCATTTAACAGGTGCAGGTATTTACAGTCAATCAAGACCATATCAAGTAGAAAAAAAACCTAGAGAAATTCCAGCAGACTATGAAAAACGAACATGGAAAGAAAGGATGCATCTTAGTGAAGTAAATAAAGGGAAAATTGTAATTCCAGGAATGCAATTTAAAAATAGCTTAGCAGAATGTGCAAAGTATATGTCTACACAGATTCCAGGTAAAGGAAAAGCGACTTATACTAAACACTTTGAAGCTGGTGTTATGCCTATGGGTCCTATGGAATTAGATATTAAAGCAGATGACGTTATAGGTGAATGGGTATTTGTTCCTTCTAGCGGAAAACGAGGAGACGGTAATAGAGTCTATAAATGTTTTCCAAAAATAGATAGTTGGTCAGGAATTATGAACTTTACAATTTTTGATCATACTATTACAGAAGACGTTTTTAAAGAACATCTTATGCAATCAGGACAATTCATTGGTATCGGTAGATGGCGACCTCGTAACAATGGAATGTATGGAAAATTTGGAGTAGATAAAGTTATTTGGAAAGAGCATGAAAGTGTAATAGCTAAAGCAGCCTAATCAAAGTGCGTTTAAATTGCGTGGAGTATGATTTGGTAGTGTGAAATTCAGTGCAGTGTAATTTAGTATAATCTAACAACTTAAGGAATTTTTTAATATGACTAATCCAACAGTAAATGAAGCAAGAAAACCTTTTTGTCGAGCAATAGAAACTACAAGTCTAATACAAGAATTAGAAAAATATAGAGATAGTGAGGAAATCCCTTACGATACTTTAACTAAACCAGCAATGGGGAATTGCGCACCAGGTGGAATTAAACATAGTTTTCTTCAATCTGCTAGAACAATCCTATTTAAAGAAAAAGGAATTGAATTTAAAGCAATACCTAACATAGGGTTATTACGCATGTCTGATTCTGATAAAATAGTAAAAACTAAAAAAGTTTTACCTAGTTATAACAAAAAAGTTAAGAAAGATATGGCTAGACTAGCTTCAGTAGAATTCGATAATTTATCTAGAGATGAGCAGTTATGCCATCAAGTAAATTTTTCAATTTTAAATTGTCTTCAAGAAGAAAGTTCAGGAACGGGAATACAAAAAGTTAATAAAACAATAGCTAGTAATCCTCATCCTGAAAGATTAGCACTAGAAGAAACTCTTAAACTATTTATGTAACAACATACTCTAAAGGAGGTATTAAATGTCTGCAGATCTAGAAGGAAAGCTACTTAAAGCTAAGATCGAGCTTATGACTAGGTCTGCATTTATATCTACTATTGCTTTAAGTTTACGACATGTCATTACTAATGCTACTCCAACAGCAGATGTTAATGGAACTGTTATCCGGTATAACCCGGAGTTTTTAGAAAAACAAACAGTTCTACAATTTGCTGGACTTATGGCGCATGAATGCTGGCATGTTGCATTTCAACATCTATCTCGTAGAGGAAATAGAGATCCTATTATTTGGAATGTAGCAGGTGATTATATTATTAATCATCTACTTAC